TTCTTCGCCGTATTTAGAAACTATTTTTCTAATTATTTCTTCTTTACTTAATCGTTTTTTTATACCGTTTTTTTTAATTGAGCACTCATAACACCCTTCACCGTTCATTAAATTCCAATATCTCATATACTTAACACCATGTTCGGGACAAATAACTTTAATTTCCCCGTTTTCGTTTTTTTCTGAATATTTTGTTTCTGAAAAATCAAGTTTTGGGTGAAGTGTTTCGAGTTCTTTGACAACATCTTCATCTTTTTTCTTTCTTTTATTACAATATTGACAGCCGATACCATTAAAAAAATGTAATGGCCTGATTAAAAATTCACCATGTTCTTTACAATATATTTTAATGCGCCCTTTATTATCTCTAAAATTAAAATCTATTTTTTCGATATCATATTTTGATAAATCAACATTGTTTTTTTCTGCTTTTTTTATAAACTCATCTTTTGTTAATATTCGTCCAAAACGTCTTTTTTCTTTAGCACATAATGGGCAACCTTTTCCTTGTAAATGATTATGTAGTGTTTGTGTGTGTATATAATTATGCCGTTTACATTTATATGTTATTTTTCCTAATTTATTCTTTACATCTTCAACAAATGAATAATCATATTTATCACCATGAACTTTTTTAGACATTTCAATAATTTCTTCTTTTTTATACATAATGAAAGCTTTTTAATAAATAGTTTCTTTTAATAAAAATATCTAAAAAAAAATGGTTTTTTTATGACAAAGATATTTTTTACCATCCCTTTTTGATATTTCCGTCATTTTTCATACATTCCAAAAGAGAATAAGCCCAATGCGGGATTTTTATTTCAAATTCACTTTCTATTTTTGTCTTGTCAAGAACACTATATGAGGGCCTTTTTGCTTTTGTTTTATATTCTTTTGTTGTTGTGGGTAAAATATAATGTTTTAACCTTTTTCCTTCAATTTCAGGTATATACGGTTTAAAAATACTATAGAGATTTTCTATCATCGAAGCAAAATCATACCATGAAGCCATTCCATTATTGGAAAAGTTATATAACCCCCTTGTTTCTTTATATTTTTCATCAGAAATAAGATTTTTAACAATAAAATTGGCCAAATCTTTTGCATATGTAGGTGTTCCTATTTGGTCATGGATTACATTTGTCTCCATTCCCTTGTCAATCCTTTCAAGCATTGTTTTATAAAAATTATGACCGTACTCAGAATAAAGCCATGATGTTCTTAAAACAATTCCCTTTTTATATGAAAGAACAGATTGGTCTCCTTTTAATTTAGAACTGCCATAAACATTTAATGGCTCTTTTGTCGGCATTATTTCCTTATATGGCTTGTTCTTCTTTCCGTCAAAGACATAATCAGTTGAAATGTGAATAAGATAACTTCCATACTTTTTACATAGTCTAACCATATTTCTAACCCCTGTAAAATTTATATCACTCGCAATTGTAGGGTTATCCTCAGCGCCTTCCACATTTGTATATGCAGCACAATTTATAACAATTTCAGGTTTGATTTTCTCAAAAACCACTTTCATTTGTTTTTTATCTGTGAGATTGAAATCTTCCTTTGATAAGAAAAAATAACTGTTATCTGAACTAATGTCTCCGCAAACGCTTTTGATGCATTTTGCCAATTGGCCATCGCCACCTGTTACTATTATATTCATAAGCAATTTTTTTTTTAAAAAAATATAAATTATTTTTGAATTTTGTCAAGTTGGGGTTTAATGGACCATACTTTATTACCACAGTCATAAATCCTGTACCAATGTTGCTTTATACAGAAATCGTGCTCCGTTTCTTCTTTAGTACATCCATATTTTTCAACAAGCACATTTTTTCTTAATGCAAACCTATTAACCCTTTTATTATTAATAACATAAAAATAATTTGGTTCAGTTTCATGATTTAATTTAAAACCCAATTTTAAATATAATTTACCAATAGACCATCTTATGTCTGAATATGAAATTATTTCTTTAGGATTAAATTCTTTTATAAAATGATTTAAAAGTTTACTGGCACCACCTATAACATTTGTATTGAGTTTATTGCAAAATCTAATCATTTCATAGCATCCATCTTTGGACTTTTGGCCTAAATTTCGTCTTAATTTTCCAAAAGTCATTAATGATACTAATTCATTATTATAATAAAGTCCATATCCATGTTTAAAAACACTATAACCTTGTATATGGTTTTTATTTAAGAAATAAGACGCTTCTTTTTTAGAAACACTTGAGATTGTACATTTTCTTGCAAATATTTTGTTTTCAGTGATTCCTAATATGTTTTTAATTCTTGATTTACAAATATCCTTTTTATTTGTCCATTCATCTTCAAAAATATGAATTAGATTAATACCCTTTTCGTTACATTTTTTTGTTTTTTCCAAATGATAAGTTTTATCTTTATAAATTTCAGAGTGCCAATAAATTCCATCAATTTCAAAAGCTACATTATGGTCAGGCAAATAAAAATCAAGTTCCATTGGGTTTATAATTTCCCTATAGTTTTGATAAAATTTAATACCACAATCTTTAAGGAAATCTGAAAATTCATTTTCAATACCATTATCCTTCTTTAGGACAGTAAGATATGGATTACATATTTTACATCTTCTTGTTATGGTATCATCTGTTAAATAACCAAGTGTTTTCGTAGTAAAAATATTTCCACATTTTTTACATTTTACAGTACAATCAAAACGGCTTCTAAACTCAATTAATTCTAAATCATCATTTTCACAAATTTCCTGATATTTTGGTATTAAAATTTCATTTTTGATTTTTTCTGAATTAATTTTGCGCATTTTTTTCATATTATTTCTTGAAATATTTCGCCCCTTCTCAGTTTTAGAAAAACTCTCAACACCATATTTTTTTAAGCAAGTTTTTTTCTGTTTTTCATGAGCAGTGTTATAATCTTCTTTAGTTTTTTTTGAAAAAGTTTCTTTTAAAGTTTCTGAACGTTTCTTATTGATTTCATCTTTATGTATTTCAATATATTTCTTACGGCATTCTTTAGAACAGCATAATTTGTCATATTTTTTCCGCTCTTTAAATGTTTTTTCACAAATAGGGCATATTCTTTCTTCCCAGCATTCTTCCTTAATACCCTTTCGTTCTCTTTCACAGCCATGGCCGTTTAAATGGGTTAACGGATATTGCCAAAATTCACCGATTTCTTTTCCGTCTTTATCTAAATCATGACATATAATACACACTTTATCCCTTGTTGTTTTAAATTCAACTTTGGAATAATCATACTTATTACCATGTATCTTTCTTGCTTTTTCAATAAAGGATTTTGTATCCCATTCATGTCTTATACAAGAAGGGCATCCGTTGCCATTAAGATGATTATAAGGTTTCTGCCAAAATTCACCGTGTTCAGGGCATATTATACAAACTTTTGTTTGTGCATTCATATATTCGGTCTTAGAATAGTCATATTTATCACCATGTACCTCTTTTGCTTTAGTAATAAATTCTAAATTTGTAAGTTTTCTCATTTTACTGTTAGTTTAATATAAATATTATCATACAAAATATTTTTTCAAAAAACAAATAATAAAAAAATAAAGGGAACTATATACCTGATGGCACAAACTGAATGTTTGTTGTTATAGTTTATTCGATTAAAACATCAATAATTTAGATGTCGGTCTAACATTGTGAGCATTTGTTGTTATGATAATTAGAAAATTCACGGCGATATTTAATTAGATTTTGGGCAAACGATACTGCAAATTCTTTAGTTTCATAGTCTGTGTTAAAGTGCATTCCACATTCAAACACATCATATGCTTCAATAAGTTTATCTTTATCACTATACATATCCAATAGAATTCCTATGTGTTCTACTAAAAAAGGATTTTGCTCATTGTAATTAATGATAATATTAATGTTTTCAACATTAGTAAATAATTGCGGTCTCTTACATAAAAGAGGTTGAAATCTTTGAAAAATTCCTAAATATTTCATATTAAACACTATTTATATTAAATAATGGCAAAAATATGAAATTATTTGAAAATTATAACACAGCGGTACAAAAATATGGCGAAAAAATAGTAAGAGAACTATTGGATAATGGTCTTCCTCCAAAATATCTATTATCAGCATGTAGATTTGTAAAAGAAGGTCACAATTCAAATGAAATTGTTTTTTATTTCAGACAGTGGATGACCTATGTTGCGAACAATAACAAAAACATAGATGTTAACAAACTATCGTTTGATGAATTCTACCAAACAATTCACAAATATAAACTTGATTATATTGTTCCGAACAAGATATACAGCGATGAAACAGCCTCATTCGGAAAGTTAAACAATGCCAAAGATGTGCAACGCATTCCTGTCCAAAACCAATGGTGCATAAAATCCCAAAGGAAATTCGATGATTATACAAAACAGGGGTATCTGTTTTTTGTAATATATCTTCCTAACGAGCCGTTGCCATTTACTTTTGTTATTGCCGCTGTTTTTGAAGGAAATGTTGAGTTTTATGATTCATATGACTATGAGCAGTTTGAAGATTTAAGATTCGGAAACAATGGTGATGATGACCATAATAATTATCAGAAAAAATTACCAGACCCAATAACCACATATTTATATGATATAGCCGCAAAGCAAGGTGAGGCGTTAGATTTAGCAAAAGAAAATAATAATCAAGAAATAAAAGAGAATAATAATAAATACAAGAAAATGAATAAAAAACAAGTAATCCAAAGTTGATTTCAATACTGCAAACTATTTATCAAGGTGGGGTTCCTGAAGATAAATCGTTACCAGTGAACATCACAGAGAACCAAATAACAAACAATAAAAAGAATAAGAATAATAAATACAAGAAAATGAATAAAAAACAAGTAATTAGAATTAATGAAAATCAACTCAAACAGATAGTAACTGAATCTGTAAAAAGGGTGTTAAAAGAAGCATATCCAACAATGAGCCAAAAAGATTCTGATGATATTAGTTCATTAGAAAATAATATATTTACTGATGAATATAACCCACCACAAAATAATTTGTCATTTGGTATGATTGCTAAATTAATAGGAGATGCATGTTCAAAATTGGTAGATTATGATGCGGCACAAGCTATAGATAATGATGGTAATTATGAAATGGAAATTAGTTATAACAATTATCTAAAAAGTTTAGAAAAACATCTTAAATTTTGTTTGAGTTTATGTGAAAAAATAGTTAAACAAGAAATCATGTTGAAAGGCCAACAACCAGACAAATACTATGATTATAAACATTCAAAAAATGACGAGATTAAAAAACATCATAAGTTTTGGGATTTGCCTAGAAAAAATTTAGCTGAATTTAATGTTCATTAACAATACAGCGTTCCGATTGGGATAGTCATAGATTTTAATAAAAATACCGTAAAATATCATGAAAGGGGAAGTAGAAACGATTATTCTTTGGAAATAGATAATAGATTTAAACAAATGTGGGAGGCCTTGCTAAATGAGTTAAAAGCCGCGATTGATGCAAGGCAATATTAAAATAAAAACGCAGTTCTTTTTGGACTGCGTTATTTTTAAATCTTATTTCTATCAAATGGTATATTGTTTTCCAATTTTGTGCCATCAGGTATATAGTTCCCAAAATAAAAAAGTCAGCCCTTATCAGACTGACTTTTGTTTATTAAACTATTTTGTTTAATCTTCTTGGGTAAATTCCACCGATTCTGGATATACAACAAATGTTATTGAAATATACTCTAAAGCAGGTGTTGGTTTAATCATAATCTTAGCAGGTAAAATGTGTTGGTCTCTTGTTTCAGGTGTTACTTCAGTTTGAATTCTGTAGTCGTAAATACCTCTATTAGACTTAACATCTGCAAGGATTGGGTCAACCAAGCCTCTGAATTGTTTTTCGACAGCATCGTCATATTGTTCGAAAATCAAGTGTTTAGCGGCTGATGTGATAAGTTTCTTAACTCTTATCATAAGTCTTCTAACATTAATTCTGTTAATTGGGCTTTCAACATCATAAGCGGTTTTATTACCCCAAACTATAACGCCGTCTTTACCGAATGTTTTAATAGGATTAATTCTATTTTCATAAAGTGTATCTTCGTCATCAAGTGTTGTCTTATATTCGGCTTTTTCACATTCAACAACACCACGAGTTGTACCAGCAGGTGCAAACCATGGGAATGATGTGTTATCTGTGTCAGCGATATTTCTTACAACATCTTTTGTTGGTGGTAAATACAAGTATTGATTTCTAACAGTGTCTTTGTAAAGTATCCATGGTGCATATGTACAAGCATATGATGAATTGATATCTGTATCACTAAACATCATTGCCATTTCATTGGCATCATTAATACCGTAAGGAGCATTCATTATATACAATGCGTCGCCACCTCTTCCGTCTTCGGGGTCTTCTATGACTTCGATAGCGTCTTTGGTTAATAATGTGTTGTTATACCAGTCAATACCAGGTGTTGCAAATATATTTATATCAACATCTTGTGGATTTGAGAATACTTTGTAACCTGCAAGATATGCGTAATAGTCGCTTGTATTCACATATGATGGTAATTTATATTCAACAGCATTGATAAATGTTTCATAACCGGCTGAAGTTGTACCATAGTTATTTACATTGTACTCATCTGTATTTGTTCTTCTGTTACGGTTGATATCCCATCCATCAAAACCGCCATAGAAACCAACGGTGAATTTACGTAATTTTTCATTCTTGTAAATTGTTTGGTCAATATAGTCACCACCACCGTTGAACTTCATATTGACAAGTCTTGGTATGAACTTATCAGAAGTTACTTTATCAGTTGAAACACAATCAAATGTGTACCTATCATATACATTTTCACCATCAATGTAGATTGTTAAGCAATCTTCTGATAAAATACTGTCCATATGGAAACCTTTGGTGAACACTAAGCCTGATGACATACACATTTCACCATTGTCATTATATTTTGGTGTCATTGTATCGTCAATATAGAAACATCTTCCTTTATATGTTAATATATCACTATCAACATTTGAAAAACCAAAATATTGTTTTCTTTCTTTTATTCTTGGGTTATAAGTTGTTCTATATTTGATTTCAGGGGCAACGCCACAGTCATAATTTGGTGTTGGATAGCCTAAGAAACCACAAGGAACACTGCCTTCCATGTCTTCATCACTGTACATTTCAACTGTTATGTATTTTGACCTATTGCCGTATAAGCCATCGCTTGTACCAATTTTATAACCGATATATGATGCGTCACCTTTCTTAAGTGAACATTTTGCAAATTTCTCAAGTACAACAATATTTGAATCAGTATCGTTGAAATCTCTTACAACAACATCGAAAGTACCTGTTGATGGGTCAATTTTTTCGATTGAAACCTTTACTTGGAAATTAGAAGCATCACCATCAGATATTGTCAAGAATCTGAAAAGTCTTCTCATTGATACAGCCTTTGAAGCAGTAGCACATGTTCCACTTTCACTGTTATTACTTTTTTCTGTATTTAACACAGACACTTCTGACAAAAGCCATGGTGTTAAAGCACATCTATATTGTCCTTTATAATCACTATAGTCTTCAGAATCAATCATTTTAGCTTCACCCATTTTGATTATATAGTTTGCTTCGTCTAAAGCATTTTCATAAACAGCCTCAATGTAAATACTGCTTTGTTTTGTATCCTGAGGACTTGAACTAATTACACGGTAAATGTTATCACTATCACGAGGGTCTAATGAAACATTATAAACTTCTGTAGTACCGTCTGTTAATGTGGCTTTAATACTTAATTTCTTATCGACATTCAACGAGGCACCATTATTACTACTATTATCATTAGGACAGAATGTTGTGTATGTATCACCGTTATAATTACCAATTGTTATTGCTGATACCATGTCTGTACAACTGTCAATTGCATTACAGATATCACCACCTATACCACCCATTATTTTTTTACTTCTAATGATAACCAATGGTTTTGTACTTTCATCATCGCTAAGTTTTTCCTTGAAGTTTATTGTTACTTCAGAAGGACTCTTATCATCGTTGTAAAGCGACATTTTACCTTCATAACCATCTGTATTATATTCTACGTAGTAATAATCACTAATAGATACGGCTGTTGAACTTTCTGATTCGGTGACTTTGATTTTTATATATTGTTTTTCATCATCTCCTTCACCAATCATAGTAGTTGCATTTGTAAATATTACACTACCGCTTAAAGTTACACCCGTTGTTTCAAATTCAACTTCGTATTGGTCAGCGGGTTTTGCTTCAACAACCCAACATTTACCTGCGTCATATCCTGAGAAGCCAAGAACTCTTACTACATTAAGTCTCTTTGACTTGCTTAAATAACTTTTGGCAATATAAGGAAGTTCATATTTTGGCATACCAGTGTTTTTGTAAAGTTCACTTGAAGTACCACCGAAATAATCAACAAAGTCGTTCCACTCACTTATTTCAATGTTTTCAAAAGCTGGGCCATATAATGTTTCACCGACAAGTCCTAAACTTGTAATACCGAGACTTTTGGTTGAGAAAACAATATCTTTTTCCTCTGTATAAACACCTGGAGAAACATGTCTGCCTTTTGCGTTACTTATCATATTGTCTTTATTTTTACTTTATTATTTTCTTTATAAATAGCATGAAAATTGCAAAAAACTCTATTTATCTAATTTTAATTTTCCTTTTCAATTACATTTGTAAAATCTTTTCCAATCAATTTAATCTCTGAGTCTTCATAGCTTTTGAATCTTGAGAGATTTTTAAAACTTATACTGTCGTTATTATTGAGTTTAAACTGTTCTAATTCTTCTTTGGTGAAATAATCACTTAAGTTCACTGTATATTCTCGATAGCATAATTGTTCATCATTTTTGAATATTTTTTGAATATTTATCAGTTCATCATTTATATATAAATCGAAAAATCTCACATTTTTCATGGAAATTTTTGTTATTTCTGAATCACAGTCAATTTTGAAATTCTGTTTTGTTGAACCTACAGGTATTATTGTAGTTATTTCAATTGGCTGATATTCATATGGATTATAATTTTCGTCACAATCAGTTTCTTGAACAATGGTTTTAGGTTTTATGCGTGGCTCTCCGTCAAAACTTTCCAATTTTAACATTGGCTGTTCTATAACCCTGAAACTATCCTTTGGTATTATATATGCCTTAACCGTAATTAGATATGATTGTGAATAAAAACGTCTATCATCTATGTTGTATTCCGATTCATCAGATATATCATCAAGTGTCATTGGGATAAAATGTCCGTTTGGTCTTATATAACAGTTTATTGCCGCAAAATGCTCATTCATCATCAAGTTAAACTCATTCAATAACTGATATTTGTTTGTGAAAAGTGAAACAGTATACTTTAAATCTATGGAAATTGGCTGTTTCATACGGTAATCAATGAAATATCTGTTACCATGTCTATCCATTGAAAAAACTCTATTGATTAAAAAATCAATATTGCCAGGAATGTTTCTTGTATTACCGTTAATTGTTCCTGATTTGGGGTTGTTTTCCCTTGTTATGGCTTTGAAATTAAGAATTAAATTCTTTTTTTCATCAACATTTTCCCATGATTGTAAATATTCTGAAAATCTTTGGTTTGAAAGCATTAAATATGTCGGTAGTTTTTGTTCTTCAAAAGAAATATCCAAATCTTCTCTGACCCATCTTTCAAATTCCTTGTCAATATCTTCATATTCCAAAGGATTTGGTAAAGGTGTACCATCTTTCAATACTTCTTTCGCTAAATTTCTACGTCTTTCATTGCCAAAGGCTTTTCTTTTTAAATTTAATATGTTTTTATATTGTCTACTCATTTTATTTATCCATTAAATTCATTTTTATCCACCGATGCGGCAACAATAGTCCTTGCGAATGGTTTGGTTCCAAACATGGTAAATTTATTCGAAGTCATATTAACTCTTCCGTCATCAACAACAGTAAAATATTCACGATGGTCTGTATCAATCTGTATACCGATATAATCACCTCTCGAAATATCACAATGATGTTCTTCAAGTGTTGATAAAAGTACACTAAATGTCAATTTACCCGTTTTTGCATAAAATCCTGTTTGTATTTTATTGTTATATGCTTTCGTTTCAGCGTCTGTTATATCATATATTACAGGAAGAACGACCGGCGTTTTAAACCTTATTGCATCCTTTGTGGCTTCGTTGTATGTGTCATTTACTTTTGTTTTTTCCAAATCAACTTGATATAATATAATTTCTTGATTTGCATCTTGTTCCAAATATTCTGTCGCAAACCCTATTTCCAAATCAAAATCTTCCATCCCGAAAAACTTATTGTTCCTCGTAATCGGTATTCTATTGGTATTTTTTGACTGATTGAATTGAAGTGCCATTTTAATTTTTCTTTATTGATATATTGATAAATAGTCTTTTATATGATATTTTCTTGATTCTTAAAATTGAATTTTCAATTTAAGCACTAATACTAGTAACATGTATATTAATTAAAATTATAAATAATAAAAAAATATAAATATAATAATAAAAATATATTCTAGTTTTACTAGTAATAGTGCTCTTTTAATTGACTTTTTTATAATTTTTTTGTAAATTATAAATAATAATTTTAAATTTATGTATAACACCATAAAAGAAAAAAACGATGCCATTGATATATTGAAAAACTACAGTGGACAGAATCCGTATCTTCTCAGGTTGAAGAGGGATGTGATTTTGTGCCACAAAACCGATATATTAAACAATTATGTGGTTGAATATATATTGAAAAACAACACCGTTTCACCAAAAGTCATAAATAAAAACATTTCCATAACCGATTGGTATGGTGAGAAATTAAAAAATGACTATGATATTGAATTTATTCCTCAAAAATTAAGAATTTTTACATATTTTGGTGAAACATCGGTTTCTTTTCATTGTACTGTAAAATATAGGCAGAATATGGAAACCATGGAAATATTCTTACCAAAGAAAGCTGTACTTGGAAACTTTTTGATTGGTGATTATCATGAAATTCAGGTCGATTTTGACCGTTATGACAATTTATCAATGATAAAAGACCCTAATAGAAGATTGAAATTGCATCAAAAAGAGGCTGTACAATTTTTATTACACAGGAAAAAATGTATTTTGGCAGATGACATGGGATTAGGAAAAATGGAGCCAATATCATCATTAATTCCAACAGAAAATGGGTTTAAGACTTTTGGAGAATTAAAAATTGGTGATATGGTCTTTGGTGAAGATGGTAATTTACATCCAATAACAAAAATATTCGAACATAAAGATAAAGAAATTTATAAAATAACATTTAGTGATGGTACTTTTTCTTACTGCGGCCTTGACCATTTATGGAAAGTTAGGACTAAAAATATGGCAAAAAGGAAACAGGGGTGGAAAACTATGTCATTAAAAGAATTAATAGAATCAAAACTACAATATACAGATGAAAGTAGGGTAAAAATTGGGTTAAATCCAAGAAATAAGTATGAAATACCAGTTACATTACCAGTCCAATATAAAGAAAAAGACTACTTAATTCATCCATATATATTAGGAATGTGCATTGGAGATGGAAATTTGTGCAATAACGGAATAAATATTTCAATACCTGATAATGAAAAAGAAACAGCGAATAGAATTGAAGCATTGCTTAGGGAAGATATGTTTCTAAAAGAAGACAGAAGTACAAATTGTCCAAGATATAGAATATTGCATAAAGTTAGAAAGTTTAGGAATGATTACATATCTGAAATAAAAAGATTAGGGCTAAATGTAAAAGGAAATGATAAGTTTATTCCAACCGAATATAAACTTGGCTCAATTTCACAACGCTTAGATTTATTAAGAGGATTAATGGATTCAGATGGTACAATTGGAAAAAACAACAGAATATCTTTTTCCACAAATTCAGAAAAATTAGCAAATGATGTCGCTGAACTTGTTTTTTCGCTTGGAGGAATTGCAAGAATTGGAAAATATAATCATAAAAGCAAAAAAAACACAGAATATCAAGTAAGAATACAAATAAAAGAAAATCCATTTTATTTAACAAGAAAATCAGAAAAATACCATCCTACATATTTAAAATATTGCTCTAAATATATTGTATCAGCAGAATATCATAAAAATGAAGATGCAAGATGTATTATGGTTGATTATGACGAACATACTTATTTGACGGGTAAAAATTACATAGTTACACATAATACCACCGAATTGTCTGTTGCTGCAATTGAGGGTAATTTTGACTCAGTTTTAATAATTTGTCCCGCTTCATTAAAAACCAATTGGAAAGATGAATTACTTTGGTATGTTCCTGAAAAAGATATTTCAATAATTGAAGGTGTTAATGATAAAACCAAGCCTGAATTGGAAAAATTACTTGGCTATAGTGTCGGAAAATCGGGTTTAAAGCGTGAACAATTGCTTGAAGAAGCCAAAAATCGTGGAAAATGGGAAAATAATAGATTTGTTATTGTCAATTTTGATATTCTTGATGAATTTTATAAATTCCCAAAAACAAGAAGTGCTGAAAATATAAAAAAAGCCTATGAAGAAAGTCCTATGTTACAATATGCCATGAATAAGAAAACCTTACTTATTATTGATGAGGCACATAGACTATCAAATTCAGATTCCGACAGATATAAGATTATAAATGATTTTATAAGAAAGGCCAATCCGCATAGTATATATCTTGCAACAGGTACACCAGTTACGAATAATCCAAAGAATTTTTATTGTTTATTGAAATTAATCGGAAACGATGTTGCAAATGATTGGAATTATTACATGGATAGATTTTGTGGAAGAATGCAAATTCCTGCAAAGGGTGAAAAGGAAAAATGGAGTAAAATCTTTTTTGAAAGGAAAAAGCGTGAATATCAGAGAGATAACAAGCCTAATCCGCCAACATCTTGGGGCGAACTTAATTCAAAAGAGAGGGATGAGCTTAAAGAATATGTCAATGCAAATGCAAGAAAAATTAATTTAATCAAGGATGCAACTAACCTTGAAGAATTAAAATTAAAAGTATCCGATGTATATTTAAGAAGAACAAAAGAGGATATTTCCAATGAATTACCCAATAAATATGTCCATGAATTGTTTTATGACTTTAATGAAAAACAGAGAAAGGAATATGAAAAACTTTGGGAAGAGTATGAGGCGGCACAACTTGAATTAGACCCGTCAAAAGAATTAAATAAAGATTTATTAGAGGGCGCCGTTTACAGAAAATATTGTTCAAATGAAATGATTCCGAATACCATAAAACTTGCTGATGAATTCATAAAAAATGGTAACAAAGTTGTAATTGCAACTTGTTATGACGAAGAATTATATAGATTGAAAGAATATTATGGTGACAAATGTGTTGTGTATAATGGAAAAATGACAGCAAAACAAAAAGATATGGCACAGGAAGCCTTTATGAATGACCCGAATAAGATGATATTTCTTGGCCAATTGATTGCCGCTGGTGTAGGTATAACACTTACTTGTTCAAATAAACTTATTTTCAACGATTTGGATTATGTTCCTGGAAATCTAAAGCAATATGAAGACAGAATTTATAGAATTGGCCAAAAAAGAGATGTTGACATTTACTATCAAATATTCCATGACACGCAATATGAAAAAATGTGGAATTTAGTTATAAGAAAAGAATTGAATATAAATCAAATAATTAAAAAAGAAGACGAAAAATGAAAGAAAAATTTAGAAAATTAATAGAAATATTCAAAAGCACGGAAAATTATTTTTATTCAAAGGCTCCAATGGATTATTGGAATGGTCTTTTTCTTAGTGGGGATGACTATAATATAAAAAATGACAAATGTTGCTCATATCTTAATAACTTGAGAATGATGGCTTTGTATGATGATAATTTAGACCCTGATTTTTATGTGCTTTTTGAAATTGTATACAATGTACTTTGTAAATACGGTGATTGGCCAAGTAGTGATTTTGATTATGAAGCCATTTTGAAGTTTTACAAAAACAATAAGAAAAATATTTTAAATCATTTCTTCTATAAGGGTGAAGAAATTAAACATTATTATTTTCAAATTGAGGAAAAAGCAATACAAAGTGTAATAGATTATTTTTGCAAACCAACTGAAAGTGAAATTGAAGACGATAGCACAAATGCTAAGAATAAATCCCGTGAAATATGGGAACAAATCGGAGTACTCAAGGATATGACCGAAGAAGAAAAGGATTTGGCTGTTGAATGGTATGACAAGGCAAAGGATTATTTTGAAGAAGAACCATTTGTTATAGAAGACATGGAAAATAATTTCGCTAATCTTGTTTATCCCCTAATTTACCGTCTTGTCAAGAGAAAATATGATTTTTTAGATTTTGATTTTGAGGAAGTTATGAAAAAAATCGGATACTATTATCAATTAATGTGGAATAACTTTTATGTTAATAATTATGTTAAGAAGATTGATAAAGAAGCAGAAATTTGTGCCATGGTAACTTCATATTTTATTGAGAAAATGTTTGAAAGAAAAGAAAAGAAGAAAGACGACGTTTCCAAGTGATAGATACCATAGAGCGTTTTTAGGTATAGGAGATTGCAGCACAAAAATAGATTTTATATTAAGGGAAAATAAAGTTGAAAAATAAGGAAAAATAATTTTAAACGCGGAGGATTAAGCCATAGACGCGGTAGTTTAAAAAGAAGATACCATGATGCCTAGTATGTCTTTTCATTTGAATACTTTGGAGATAAATGTCAGTGAAACTTGGGAAATAATGCCAAGAAGTATTGATTATCAAATCAATATATTTAATGGCTATAGAATATATTATGGCGATACAAGACCATTTGAAAATATAAGTCAAGGCCATTTGACGGTATAATTTTTAAAAATAATTTTTGTATGTTAAAGAAAATAAAATATCATATTGTTAAATTTGTATTTTCACTTATTGGATTATATAAGGTTATTTTTAAATTTAAAAAAGGTCATAAATACCTTGGGGGAATACAATCTAATACCGCTTCGATATACCGTGGAAATCGTTTGTTTTATGAAACAATAACAGGTATAGAAAAGACGTGGGGTGTTCAAATGATAAACACACGGAATAAGAAATATAAATATTGGGAAATGGGCCTTTTACATTGGTCCGAAATAAATAATTAAAGGACAAAACATGGAAGAATATTTAGCATTTGTTGATTATATAGGAAGAACAATTGACGGACAATATATATACAGGTTTGATTTTACCGTTGACCCTGACAGTGTGTGGGGTGACTTTTTTAATGTTGCACCAGCGGGTATTGTACCTGATTTACAGCCTGATATAAATTGTTTATCCAAGACTTGCAAGGTTAATATGCCGAAAGAGATGCAACTGGCAAAGAAAAATTATTGTTTTTCCATGCAAGATTGCATTGATGGAATAATACCGTTATTCTTTTCTGAAATATCGGAAAATTTGGTGGAATTTAATGATGCGCCATTATTTTTTAAATTCGGGGAAGAATATGATACAGTTAAAAATAACCTTTCTTCAATGGGAATTGAACTATATGATATAGAATTAGTTGAAAAGGGTGATGAAAGTGCAATAGATGACCTTATTGATAATATAGATATAATAAACAGTGATGATGACAATATTGACTAATAATAACATAAAAATTTCCTGCCGTGGTCCTGTTGTATTAAAAACAAACCATGACTTTTTATTTTCAGAAAATATACCACATATTCAGTATAAAACACAATTAAGGTCCAAGGTAAGGAAATACAACCTAAAGCCAAAAGGAATGAAGCCTACAGTTATTTTATCCAAATTAAGAATAAAAATGAAATAATAAAAGGGCAGCGAAAAATCGTTGCCCTATTTTATATAGATAAATATTTGATTGTTAATTTTTTAAAATTATTTTTGATGTATTGGTGGGGGTGCTATATGATACCCTGTCAATACATTTAACAAATCAAGTAAGAAGTCCCTTTCCTTCATGTAGGGGTAGTTGACATAAAGTCATAGTATATTCTATTATTTTTATTATTTTTTGCTATTTATAAATAGTTTAATAATTTGAAAGTTTTAATGTTATGAAAACATATTCAATAGAAGAAGCAAAGAAACAGGGAATGCAAGTTGGAAAGAATGTAGGTTTTACTGATACACCTAATTTTGGAAGTGAACCATATTTAATCACTATAGGTGATGATACAACATTTTCATTTGATGTTGCATTTGTTAATCACGATGGTGGCACAAGGGTTATAAGAAAATTACCTAATCAAAATAAGGAAACTGTCATTTATGGAAGAATTACTATTGGTAAAAACTGTTTTATCGGGTGTAGAGTAACTATATTACCAAATGTGACAATTGGCGATAATGTTATTATCGGTGCAGGTAGTGTTGTAACACGAGATATACCCAGTAATACTGTGGCCTGTGGCGTTCCATGTAAAGTTATTGGAACCATAGATGAATATATCGAAAAACACAAAGACGAGTTTGAATATATGGTATCAATGCCTTATGAGCAAAAAAAACGCTATTTATTAAATAAGTTGAAAAAATAAACAAAATGGTAAATATTTGTATAATACACTATAATACACCATTATTAACAGAGTGTCTGATAAAAAGTATTAATAAATTTACACCTGATTCGAAAATTTATATTTTTGATAACAGTGATAAATATCCATTTACATATAGACAGGATAATATTATTTATTTTGATAATACTAAAGGACAAATTATTAATTTTGAAGAATGGCTTAAAAAATATCCGAATAAAGGGGAGGGGAATGACAGTGGTGCTATTGTAAATAATTTTGGTTCTGCAAAACATTGTTATTCTGTTGAGAAATGTATTGAATTGATAGATGATGGTTTTATACTTTTGGATTCTGATGTTTTATTAAAAAAAGATATTTCTGAAATAGTAGATAATAATTATTATGCTGTAGGTGATGTTAAAT